GGGTATAAGGTTCATTCTGACTATATATATATCTGACCATAAAACCAGACTTCTCGGCTTGCTTAAACCTTTGATATTTGACCTCTGGGTGAAGTTCAGCAGTAATGATCCCTTTTACCTGATATTCTCCAAGGAATTCATTGGGGGTAAACAAGAACCCGGCCTCGGCATATTTCCTGAAGTCAATGGAAAAGGTCTTTATCTCTTCCTGTCTGTCAGTCATTGAAATTTTCGTGTAAGAGCAGCCCGAAAAAGAGGCACAGGCCGCAAGAACCAATAATAAGAAATTTGTTTTCATCAGGGGAAAGAATTTTGGTTTACCCAAAGTTAAGCAATAATAAGCACTTAGCGCAATGAAATAAGCGGCCCTGACAATGGACCGCTTTTAAGCAAAAGGAATAGGAACACAAAAGCAAGCCCAACAAAAGTACGACTTACTTAGACCGATTCCAAACTAAGTGCGTGGAAGCATTACCGGCAAGGGCTACCAACCTGAGGGCTTCGAAACAACTCGGCCTGATTTCAATGTATAAGGGTCTTGGAATTGGCATCGCTTATACCTTTCAACCTTTAAGTCGAAGCTCGGAATTGTTGTAATCGCCGCTAGCTCCAAATTCTTACGCTGAAAGGGAAATGCGAACGTGATGTTGATAGCTGGGAACCTTTCTCTTACCTTTCTAATAGCTGGAGCAAGGTCGGTATCTCCGGTAATCACAATTATTGCATCGGCTTGGTTTTGGATACAAATATCCATAATCTGAACTGCCATGGCCACATCAGTCTCTTTTTCTTCGTGTTTTGTGTTTGTACTTCTGCAATTAGGGCAAAAGACATCCTTTTTTTTAAACCGGCCCAAAATCACATTTACACCCGTATCGGCAATGCAGGCAATGTAGTCCCTGTGCCTTGTCACTGTTCCAGGATTATTCCTTATAGCATAACTACGCAACGCAGAAAAGTAATAGACTTGCCCCAATACAGCATCTTTTCCGATAATTGGAAGACAGCTAAGACAGAACCTATGAATATCGAGCCACTTAAGACTATGACCAGTCCGCACTCTTATTTCCTCGATAGAGTGATAAAGATTGAAGCCATCTATTAGAAAAACTACTCTTCTCATAAAAAAAATCCCCTAGATCGTAACCTAGAGGGGCCTAGAGAATAAATCCCTAGGGATGATATTTTGATACAAATGTAAAGCAAAATCTTTAAAATGCAAATTTTTCTTTACTTTTTAAACACATTTTTCCTGTAACTATATCTATGTTAAAGTCAGATGATTTATAATCACAATAACGACATTGCCATAATTCAATTTTAATAGGCATAACTATTGATTTAGTATTTGTACCCAGAACAGGACTTGAACCTGCACAACCTAATGGTCAATAGATTTTAAGTCTATCTTGTCTACCACTTCCAACATCTGGGCATAAAAATAGGGGATAGACTTGTTATACTGGTCTACCCCCTACCGTTCTGTTAAAACCGAAATGTATTTAAATCCTTATAAGTTTATCTAACCATATGTATGTCTGCCCCGGAGGGCAGTCACCCAAAGGTTAAAAAACCTGGCAAATACAATCGGAATTTCACCGCTTGTGGTTTGTTTGTACTCATGACACCTAAGATTTGATTATATATAGTGGGAAAGGATTAATTCCCTTGTGCATGCAAACGTTCAATTTCTTTTTTCAAATATTTAATTCTTTTTACCCAATCAAATGGAGTAAACCAAAAGTCACCCAAATAAACATTATCACCATCCTCATACCCTGGAACAGGTTGAGGGTCAGAAGAAGAATATTTCCTTTTCCTGATTGATAAGTTTTTAGGTGGCTTTTTACGTATGTACCATGAAAGAGAATTGTCTTCTTCTTCAAATATTATTTTTTTCTCTTTCATAATATATATTGCTTCGCAGATACCTGATGGTAGCCAATCAGATTTATATGCAGCTCTTTTATCTGACCCTGTTAGAGTTATACCTGATGTAAAGGTTTTCACTTCATTATCTATAAAGGTAATGATTAAAGTGAATAGTTCTGATAATTTTCTTCTTTTTGCCATTTTATCTCTGTTTTTATTGTATTTGATTACTTCGTAGCTAGATTCAATTATTTAAACCTAAAAATAGGTCAATAAAAAATAACCTGCATAGGGATAGGAACGATTGTTACGGCAATCTGTCATATGACTGTTCCTACCCTATACAGGCTGGGTCTAACCAAACCGTGAGGACAGAGAGAGATTTGAACTCTACTATTCCTACCTACTAAATAACACCATGCCCGTAGGCATGTGCCTTGAAAGCTGTGTTATTGTTCAATAGGCGTTGCCTACAACTTTTGCTGTCCGTCCTAAATGAGTCTTTTATTCATATATCTCAAATTAGGTGTTAGTCTATAAATGGTACTAACAGAGGTATTTCTACCCCTGTTAGACCAAATATCTGTTTACCTTACTACACTTCAGGTTCTGCATCTTTTCCTTCATCATTTTCCCTTTCTACCACTTTGCTGGCAGTTGGGTCTTCAGATGGTGCAGATTCCTGAATTTTGTGTTTCTCTGCTTCAATAATCCTGTTGGATAGCAGAGCTTTCAATGTGCCGTAGTTACCTTCGGTCACAAAGAAACGAATCATGTTGTCTGTGGCCTGCTCTTTCTTCATTTTTCCTGTCTCTCTGTCAATCTTATTGCTTATGAGAGCAACATGTTTGCCAGTGGCAGGGTCAACCTGGTGCAATTTGAATTTAAAGCCTGCATAAGCTTTAATCCATGCACCAAAGAGAGCATAGCCTTTCAGTTCGATTTTACCTTCATCAGGTGAACCGATAACCCTGAAATCATTCTCAAGGATGCACTGTTTAACTTCATCGAAGTTAACACCGTCAGCCTTTTCAAACATGACATACCAGCCATATTCAGCACTTCTGTTGGAACGCCTTACTTTTTCGCCACTTGGCAGTGTGACTGTCTCACCACCAAAGCCTGAAACCTGAAGATGGAAGAAACGCTGTGGTTTCATACCTTCTTTTTTGAGATCATCTCTGAGCTCAGTTGTCCTGATGAACGAGAATTTCTCACGTATATACTTTCGTACTGCGTCGACATCATTCTCGTCACCTTCGAATTTCATTTCGCCTTTGCCAGCTTTTGCTTTGCCGACAACAATTACCCTTTGCGGGCCAATCTCGAAGTTTTCTTTAACTTCTTCGTAAATTGCATTTAATTCCTGTGGATTCATCTTAAAAATAGAATTTAGTTTATGTTTAGTTTTACTCGTCTCGTCCCAATTGAGGATTTAGGGTGAGAGCCAATTGGAAAAACTCTCTTTTATGAAATATACCTAATGGTTTGATTGTAATCTCACCACCACGATATATCTTTCTGTCAACTACATATTTATCCTTGGATTTAGTCTTTGAGACTATGCAGTTCAAGGATGCTAATAGAGATACCGAGGATTTTGTTCTATTAATCCCTAATGCTTTGTTTTCGTCGAATATATCGACCTGATAATTATCTCTCGGTAATTTCCTGTTCGACCTTATATCTGCGTTAATCGAACCCTGCTTGATACGAAAGAAAGACCTAGCATTCATTTTCTAACAACATTAATTGTGTTACAACCTGAACAGCTGTTTTGACTTTCTTTCTTTTGTCACAGATGACATAATAGTCTTTGACATTTGGGGCATCATCTTTGTGCAACCCAAATACTATTATCTCTTTCTCAGGATTGTAAAATACACGCCTGAATTCACCTGATTCAAGTATCTCTTTAAGGATGTCAGCATATGATTGAGTCTGAAGATCATCATCATATGGAACGGATATATTGGCAATATCGTAAATTGTTATATTTAGATCAGCCAATACTTCATTCATTTTAAATCTGAACACCCTTTTATGCTGCATGTCAACAGCATCCCTGATAGTACCGAATACTTTTACCATATACTACCGTATTTTGCGTAGTTAATGATAAAGTTAGCTATAAGAATAGCAAAGAATATAGCACCAATGGTTGATGCTACAGCACCTAAAAATGGTGCGAGAGTCTGCTCGAATGCAATTGGATTGCTATCTTCAATCATTATTAGATTGACGAAGCATTTACTTGCTAAATGAGCAAATAGGTAAACAATAGTACCAAAAATGATTAGTACTACGAGGAACTTAATTAGTTCCTTTGTTTTAAAAATGCTTTCCGATTTCATGGTTAGACACATTATATTTGATTGTATGTTAATAGAGCTGTCTTAGCCCTATTTGTAATCGTTATCAGTAATCCATTCTTATATACTTTGAATGAAGTCCTGACTTCTTCAGTGTACATTGGTTTTGGTCCAATAATAATCTTGGTTTCCATTACCAATTTAACCTGTCTGAATGTATCGCTTGCGATTACATCCTTGACAGTATAGCCGTTTAATTCTTCAATAATCATTGGCTATGTTCTTAAACAGTTTATTAATTCTTCTGGTGCTTCAATTACAATATGTATTTGACATGCACCATCTGACCAAACTGCTTGTTCCCACTTCCTATCTGCATATTTAGTGGTTAGTTCAACAGCTTGAAATGCTTTTGATAATGATGTATAGAAGGTGTCCATTACCTTACTATTATCATTATACACCTTAACAAAGACATCAAGATTGCCTTTATCAAGGTTCTCAATTATTAGAGACAATACTCTATTCATTTGTTTGTAATATTATTTGGTTAGACATGAATTTAGGGGTGATATTCTCATGTACCCCCATTAATAGTGACTGTAATACATGGGTCTTCAATGTACTCTACTGTTTTACCAGCGAGTTTAAAGAGTTCAATCATCTTTCCTATATATTCTTGTGTTGCATATACAGTGTAAGCATGACCATCAGACCTGAGTTGTATTAAGTGCATATATCTGTATGCACCAAAACAACTCTGTCTACAATCTCTGAACATTTTGATAGTTATTTTGTTCATTATATTGTAATATTATTTGGTTAGACATGAATTATCAATAAAATATCCCAAGGCGCTGTGATGTTTGCATTAAGTCCCTTTCAACTCGTAGCGTATCTTGGCTGGTCACAAGCAGCATTCTCGTCGCGCAAGTAGGACACCTTTAAGGGATATATTATGCAGATCTTCTGACCACTATGCTCGAGGTCACTGGCTTGAAGAAAGACCCGTAAGCATTTTCTGTGGCGTCTGCACTTTCATTTGCTATTTAGTAACAATACCTTTCGTAAGTAGATATTATTACTTTGTCTGAAAAGAGTGCGAGTGGGTTTTACACCACTCAGCACACTCACCGATATTGCCACTACTCAAGAGACCACTCAAGTCTGTACTGCCGATAAGTAGTACCGTCAATGTCCTTGTCCTTCGTGTATTCGTACAGCACGTCCATGCCACTACCTTTGAGACTCAGCATATCACCTAAGCGACACGCTGTGGTATCACCTACGATACCCTTCACGCCGTTCTTAAGCGTTGCAATGCACCACCCGCCTTTCGAATACCTGAAACTGCTGATTGCAGACTTACCCTTGTCGGCGTTAGCCGATTTCTTTTCTGTTGCCATTGTCTTTGCTATTTAGTTAGACACTCAGTTAGCGTGATTGACCCGTACGTCATTTCCCGCTCGGAGAGCATAGGGGACTCTGAATGGGGGTGCTTTCCCCTCTCTAAAATATTTTTCAAAAAAATTTAAAAAAAATGTAACAAAATTTTTAGTGGTACGTATATAGGTATATAAAACGCAAAGCCGCCAAACCAATGAAAAACAGAAATTTAAACCATAGTGATAATTGGGCTACTCCAAAAGAATTTTACGACAAACTAAATGCTGAGTTTGCGTTTGACTTTGATCCTTGCCCTTTAAACGAGAATGGAATAACGCCTGATAAAGATGGCTTACTGATTGAATGGGGGCAAAGGAATTACATAAACCCCCCATACAGTAGAAACTTAAAAGAGGCGTTTGTAATGAAAGCCATTGAAGAAAGTAAAAAGGGCAAGTTGTGTGTAATGCTATTGCCTGTATCAACTTCAACAAAACTATTCCACGAGGCAATACAGCCAAACGCAAACGAGATCCGATTTGTAAAAGGTCGTATAAAATTCGTTGGAGTAAATACCAAAGGAGAATTAGTAAATAATAAAGCCCCAATGCACGATAGCATGATCGTTGTTTTCGGGTGCGGTGGCAAAAAAAATAATGTCGCCTAACTATCTTATAAAGTAATATTATGGTATGGTAAAACCTGCAGAAGTATTATTATTTTATTTTCAGTTAAGGGACAAAGTGGAGTCTCTATATAAGGAATTAGAGGATGATACACTTAGACCTGATGTTAGGGTAAGGAAGCAGGATTATATAGATATGTACCTTTCAATGATGGAAGAGGCCAATTATGAATATTTTAAGAAATCTACACAGTTAAATTAGGTATGAAAGTTAATTATAGTGATATAAGGATATTGAATGATCTTACGGTAGTCAGAGTGATAGAACCTGAGTTTACTAAGGTAATGCGTAAGACTGTAGATAGGGACAACCCTAGGAATAAGGGTAAGGATCCTATAAAAGATAATATGATTATGAAGGAGGTTGAGGAGAAGGTTACAAAAGATTTACAGGTAGCTGAGGTACTTAACATTGCTGCAGATAATAAATTTGGTATTAAGGTTGGTGATTTAGTAGTTGTTAACTTTAATAGGTTGAAGAAATTTGATATGTGGTCCGAAGGTACAGACACAGAGGATGTGGAATTTAATGTAGGAAAAGCTATATACGGGCTATCAAATTATGAGATTTTTGGCGTAAAAATGTAACCTTTTTTTAGGGGTTACGTATAAGTAAATATATGCCCTAGGGGGATAAGCTGCCCTAGCAAGCCACGGGTAAAAGTTAAGCTCTTAAATGAGCACCTCAAACTTCAGTTCACAAGACTGTTGGTTCAGGCAAAATAGCTACAGTCAAAGGTGACTGGCTGCATAAAAGCGGTGTGATGGGATCATAAAATTACTCTAGGGTGGGAAGTTAGGTTAAAAATATTAAATAATATGTTATGAACAGACCAGACCCAAAATCAGTTAACCCCTACAGTACTCAGTTACAAAGGCTGAGACTACGGGAGATCCGTAAAGTTAAGGAGAAGAATATAAAATTGTTAAGGTTGATTAAATATAGTATTAATGGTAGGTAAATCAATGGATGAGAAAGAGCCAAAGAACAAATACTTATGTATTAAATGGTTAGAATGGTTTAAGGATTTTGTAGCAGCACATCATGTCCTGACCATATCTAATGAAGTATTAGCAAATACCACTAGGGAGTTTGAGTATGACTTCTTAACAGTACAGGGTGATACTGGTGAAATGGGTTTTGATTCAAGGTTTGTATTTAAGTTTAAAGGTAATGATAGGGTAGTCACTGTACCATTTGTACGAATTAGGTCTGCAGAGATAAGTACATTTTATGATACTGTATTAAGCACATTAACTAGGTATATTATATATGGTAAGGAGTTTATGGGTGTAGCTAATATATTATGTGGTAATGCAGTTATTAATTGGCAGGCCCCAAAGGGGGAGCAGTATACATTAAAGGACTTAATTAAGCATGGAGACAAATAATTATTATACACCTACTATTGAAGAGTTTCATGTTGGGTTTGAGTATGAACGACTACTTCATGATATTTTTATAGGTTTAATTTGTGATACTAATGATATTGAAACAATAGAGGTATTACTAGGTGAAAACCCAGGGGAAATTAGGGTTAAATATTTAGATAAAGTAGATTTTGCGGAGTTAGGGTTTATACATAAAGAAGATCAAGGTATGTCAGAGAATGGTGGGTTTATATATACTATACCAGATCCACACTTTCAAAAAGCAGATATAATGGTTAGGTATTGGGTTAGTACTGGTTCTTATAGATTAAGAATAGATAGAATTAATGGTTGTATCTTTGATGGTACAATTAAAAATAAATCTGAATTGAAAAGGTTAATTAAACAATTAGGTATAGAACAAGTTCTGTAGGTTAGTAGTTGCTATGTGTTAGGCTAAGGTTGGTAGTATTATTACTGACCTTAGTTTTTTGTATATATATGTAACATTTTTTTGTTATCCCCGTATACCAGTATATTAGTAACAAATACAGTAATATGGTAATATTAAAGCAACTATTAAAACGTAGGTTACATTGGGTAGATCTTGACAAAGATATATTTAATGAGGATGTAGTTAGGACAAAGGTATGGTTTGGTATATTTAAATTTGTGAACAGCGCAGATGTTAAACATACATTACCTGCAAATAAAGGTAAAAATAAAATAGGTTTTATAGATGGGGAGTAGTTTAATCTTTGCTATAGACTTTGACGGTACTATAGTTGATAATGAATATCCATTCATAGGGGCATTAAAACCTAATGCCAAGGATGTGATAAATAGTCTATATGAGTGTGGTCATTATGTGTTGATTTGGACATGTAGGTCAGATGATGATTATAGTGATGGTACAATGCATGATGTTAAAGAGTTCCTAGATAAGAATGATGTATTATATCATGGTATAAATGTTAATGCTCCTATAGAGTTTGTTGGGTTTTCACCATACCCAAAGATTTGGGCCGATGTATATATTGATGATAGGCAACTTGGTGGTTTACCTAACGATTGGTTAGAGATATTAAATATGGTTAATAAAGAATTAAAAAATAGGCAAATGGAAGAAGTTACATTAATTTCTAAAACAGAAACAGTATATCCTATATTTGAATATTGTACTATTATAGACAGGGATGGTTTTCTTGGCCTTGAGAAAGGTAGTAAGTTATATTTTGATATAGTAGATGAAGTATATAAATATTATCGTGATTTTGAATTAAAAGGTGATACCAGTGCATATGAAGAAGAGAATGCATTAGTATTGACAATTTCTGTTGTACATCAATTAGTGTCAGATGACATTATGGAGTATGGTGGTAAATTAATATCAGATACTGAAATGTTACCTGAAGAGAAAGAACTTATGTTAAAAAATAGTAAATAATATGGAAGGAAAGGAAATTAAATCAGAAAGTATACCATTTGAATATGGTGATTTAACATTAATATGTTCATGTGGTCATACTAAGATTTTACACAGTAATGTACAACATGGTGTTAATTTTTATTTATTCAATAATGATGAGAGTTATATTGAATTAGAATGTGATGAATGTAAAAGTAATTTATCATTGAAATTAAGACCAGCACTTGAACCTCCAATAAAAGATGCAATTATAGAACCTATAGGTGAGTGTGATACTCCTGATTGTGGTTGTATTGTTGAAGCTAATGATAAAGAAGAAAAAGAATATGTAGAAGATGAACTTTCGGAGAATAGTACAGAAGAATAAAATATTCACGGAGTATGTTCGAATAATGAATGGGATTTTCGGTCTCTCCCCAAGGGAAGCCGAAGTCTATTCGTTACTACTTAAAATAAACGATTCAGTTAATAATTCTGGGTTGAGTAAGTTTAAGATGAATATACTTAATACGGAGAATAGACGTATTATAATGCGTGAATGCAATATAACTAAAACTAATTTATCTAGACAGATAATTAAGTTTAAAGAGTTAGGTTTAGTTAGGTATGATGAGGCTACTAATATATATTATATACCTGATTATGTTGCACCTAAATTTGCTAGTGGGCATACTGTAGAGATAACTTTTACTTTAAGTACTGTATCAGATGAACAGACAGGATCTGATAATTAGGCAGATATCTTTAAACCATATGATTAACGAAAGGGTGGTGAGACATATTGTATCACACCCAATTTTATTTGCTAAACAGCGTATGGCAGATCCTAATGATGATAGGCCAATACGCATTAAATATTTTGGGACATTTGTACAAAAGAAGATAGCAAATAAAGAGAATGTTAGGCGTTTGAACGAGGTATTAAAATTGGTTAGGTTAAACTCTACTCATTATCTTAATGTATTTGATGGGTTATTTAATGACATGGATGAGATATTAAAACATATTCGTACAGCATTTAATACAAGGGATAAAGAAGAGTTTGACGCAGTATATAATATTATAGTTAACAATAAATGTAAACATGGCGATTAATTAAAGCTATTAATTAAGTCTTGTTTATTTGTAGTGGTTGCCTAAATAAGGTAACAAAATTAAAATGTTTAAGTTATAATGAGAGTATTTGATATTTCAAATGGGGCTGTAACATTAGATCCGAGCAGATTAATTATACCGGAGTTTAATGCATTATGGCGCAGAGATAAAAATAAAGACAAATTAAGGGCTACAAAAGAAATATCATATATTGTTTTTATGTACGATTTATCTGTAGATAATCCTTATAGGGGTTATTTAGAGATAGAAAGAGATCTAGTATTAAGGCGTGATTTCTTTCCTGATGGTAAATGGGAACCTGATGAATTAGTACAGAAAGCAATTAAGAAGTTTCGTGAACTAAGTGAAACAACTAATACTAGGTTATTAGCTAGTGCTAGGTCAGCAGCGGAAAAGCTTGCTACTTATTTTGAAGAGGTTGATTTCAAACAATTAGATTCACAAGGTAAACCAGTATATTCTGCAAGGGAACTTGCATCTAACTTAGCAGCTGTAGGTAATATTGTTAAGTCATTAACATTCCTAGAGGAGCAAGTTAGGAAAGAATCCTTGGATAATACTGTGGCCAGAGGTGGTTCAGATATAGGTATGTATGAAATACCTAAGTTAGATTTTGATTATGGCATATAATCTAGAGATAAAATATACTGATAATTCAGACAAATTTAGGGAGCCGGCATTAACTTTCCAGAGGACAGGTAGATATACTAATGCCCCTCCTGGTACAACAGAATATAGGCGATATTGGGATGAACAGTATCGTCGTTGTTTATTCGGTCATACTAGTGAGGATGGTGAATATATAACCGGTTATTTTTACTTTTACTTAAATTTTTGTCCTATTATTGTTACAAAGGTAGAGACTAAGAAAGATGGTAGTGGTAAAGAGAGGTCAGTTAGTACTAGGGTAAAAGACTTTCCTAGATTTTATGATTATGACAGGGCGTATTTTGATGCTATAGAAGAAGCAGAAAATACAGGTAAACATCTAGTAGTTATTAAGAAAAGGGGTGCTGGTTACTCCTTTAAAGGTGGCTCTATGTTATGTCGTAATTTTTATTTAATACCAGACTCAAAGTCATATGCAATAGCTAGTGAAGCAGAGTTCTTAACCAAAGATGGTCTACTTACTAAAGCTTGGGACTTTATGGATTTTATAGACCAACATACTGCTTGGTCTAAAAAACGTCAAAAGATAGATACTAGAATGCATAAGCGTGCATCTATTGTAATTGATAAAGATGGTGTTAAAACAGAGGTAGGTTATAAATCTGAGATTATAGGTATAACTCTTAAGAACGATGCTCAGAAAGCTAGGGGTAAAAGGGGTAAACTTATACTTTGGGAAGAAGCTGGTAAGTTTCCTGCCTTAAAGACAGCCTGGCAGATTGCTAGACCATCTGTTGAAGACTCAAACGTAGCATTTGGTTTAATGATCGCTTATGGTACTGGTGGTACTGAAGGAGTTGATTATGAAGGTCTAAAAGACCTATTTTATGAACCAGATGCATATAATTGTTTACCTATAGTAAACATTTGGGATGAAGAGAATTATGGCCAAGATGGTGGTTTCTTTGTTCCAGAATACTATAATATGACAGGTTCATATGATGGGGAACTAAAAGAATTTCATGGTTCACCATTTATGGATAGCCAAGGTAATTCAAATGTAAGACTTAGTAAAAGGTACTCTACTGAATTAAGGAAGAAAATATTTGATAGTGCTACTGATAAAAGTGCTGTAGATAGGTATATATGTGAACACCCATTTACACCTGCAGAAGCAACACTAAATATAAAAGGTAATATCTTCCCAAAAGCAGATTTAATTAGGCATTTAGCAACTATACGTAACTCTACTAAATTGAAAGAATTTAAACAAGTAGGGGAATTGACATATGGTCCTGATAAACGTATAACCTGGCAGATTAGTGATAAGTTAAAAGACCTTACTAAGTATAGATTAGAGAAAGGGGCAGATAAAAAAAGTGCTGTTGTTATATGGGAACATCCACCAGAAGATCCTCCTTATGGGTTATATATAGCTGGTTGTTTATTACCAGGAGAAAAAGTGTTAACAAACGAAGGATTGCTTAATGTAGAAGATGTTAATTATACTAATAGACTTGTTGATAAAGATGGTAATTTAGTTAATATTAAAGCATTACTTAGGTATGATAAAGAAAACGAAGACACTTATACTCTAAAAATGTCTAATACATACAGAACAACTACTTTTACTAAAGAACATCCAATATATGTTTCAGATCATTCTTTAAATAAACAAAATATTATAAAGGAAAATTTATTTAATTTTGATTTTAAAAAAGTATCTGAAATTAAAATTGGAGATTGGGTTAAATATCCAAATACATATTTATGTAATGAATCTGATGAACACTATGCCCCAATATCAGAGTATTGGTGGTTTATAGGTTTATGGTTAGGTGATGGTTGGTGTTCTAAGAATAGGATATATGTGTGTTTTGATAAAACAAACATATCGCAAATTGAAAGATTAAAGAAATTTGTCAAAATGTTTTATCCTACTAATATTTCTATTAGAGAAAGAAATGGTTCAATTGAGTGTTCTTTTGTAGCTGATTATTTGAGAAAAGATTTACTTAAATTTGGAAGATATGCTTCTGGTAAATTTATTCCAGAACATATTAAATATGAAGAAAACCTTATTAAACAAAATTTACTTTTAGGGTTTCTGGATTCTGATGGATGTGTATATAAAGATAAAAGAGGATATATATTTTTGGAATTTGTTAGTATGAATTTAAGGTTATTAGAAGATTTTCAAGATATTGCTTTTTCTTTAGGATTAGTAGGAAATTTATCAAAATTAAGAGAAGAAGGAGATTATAACATAGAGGGTAGAATTGGTAAACAACACGAAGCCTATCATCTAAGATTTGGTCATACAGATTCTATTAAATTTGCTAATATGTGTAATTTTGATATAAGAAGTAAATTATCAAAAATAGATAGAAATAATATAAAACAAACTAGAAATAGACCAAAAGCAGGATGTTTTTTGAGTGAAGATAATAGATATATATATTTCCAAATAAAGAATATTATAAAAGGAAATTATACTGGAATTGTATTTAACTTTGAAACGGAGACTCATAGTTTTTGTACACACCATATTTCTACACATAACTGTGACCCATATGATCATGATGAGTCAGGGACAAATTCTTTGGGGTCAGTTATTATATATAAACGATTCCAGAATTTTGAATCTTATTATGATTTACCAGTAGCAGAGTATACAGGTAGGCCTGAATCAGCAGAAGAGTTTTATGAAATAGTTAGGCGGTTAGTTAAATATTATAATGCCAAATTACTTTATGAAAATGAGAAAAAAGGATTATATGTATACTTTTCACATAAAAATGAAGAGTATTTATTAGCAGATCAACCAGATGTTATTAATGATATTCTTCAAAATAAGACTACTGTTAATAGACGAAAAGGAATACATATGAATAAAGAAATCAAATTATGGGGGGAAAGATTAATCAAAGATTGGCTAAACGAAGAATATGCCCCAGGTCAGAAAAACCTACATAAAATATTTTCAGAACCATTATTAGAGGAACTTATCTCATATAGTATGGATGGTAACTTTGATAGGGTTATGGCATTAATGATGGTCATGATATATAAACAAGAATTATATCATGTACAAGTTACAAAGAAAAAAGACTATGATAAATCCAGGGCATTGTTTGCCGAACCTTTGTTCAAGGATTTAGATGGAATTGGTTGGATTTAATAACTAAGTAAAATGGCATATAGCAATAACGGTAATGTTTTTCCAGTACAAAAACTACCTAAGAAAAAGAAAACAGAGGATTGGGGTAAGAAGTGCGTAGATGCATTAATTGGTCGTTCTTCTATGGGTATTCTTGTTGGTGGTCAAGATAGGAAAGAAAGAATGAAGGTTGCTTATGAATTGTATAATAGTAACTTTGATGAAAAGGATTTTAAACATGTAACAGACCCATTTAAAGTTGGTGATACTTTTCCTGCAAAAATGCAGAACTTTAATATCATTAGACCTAAAATAGATTTGTTAATTGGCGAAGAAAGTAAAAGACCTTTTAACTTTAAAGTTATTCAAACAAATGAAGAAGCAATATCTAAAATGCAGGAAGAGTATAAATCTCTATTTGCACAATATTTAGCAGAATATTTACAGACAGGTGTTGAGGATGAGGAATTTCTAATGTCCATCCAGAAATACATGAAAATGAACTATAAGAACATAGCAGAAGAAACAGCACAGAATATGTTAGCATATCTTAAGGAAAGATTAATGGTTGTTAATGAATTTCTTAAGGGTTGGAAAGATGGTTTAATTTCTGGTGAGGAGATATATTATATAGGTATAGTTAATGGCGAACCTTTCTTAGAAAGAGTAAATCCATTATATTGTGACTATGATAGGGATCCAGAATTGGAATTTATACATGATTCATCTTGGTTTAAGAGAGAGTTTAAAATGGATGCGTCTACTGCTTATGATAGGTGGTTTGACAAATTAGATGAGGATGATCTTGATAAAATATTAAAGCTAACAGAAGGTGGATCAGCTGCTGGTTCTCCTATGAGTAAAAGTAAAGACCCACAAAGTAGGGGTATCATATTTACTGAAAAGTTACCATCACATGAGACTGATACTGAAATAAGAGATGAAATAACAGTGTATCATGTAGTATGGACTTCTTATAAAAAAGTGGGGTTCTTAACTATTACTGATGAAGAAGGATTAGAGGAAGTGCTTCCTGTAGATGAAGATTATGATGTTCAACCTAATGATAGGATTGAATGGGAATGGGTATCAGAGATATGGGAAGGATATAGGATAGGTAAAGATATTTATGTAGGTGTTCAACCTATAGAATATCAACATCAATCAATAGAATCATTATATGAAAATAAAATTCCTTATACAGGTGTAATATATAGTAATACTAATTCTAGGGGTAAATCATTAGTAGAAATAATGAAACCTCTTCAGTATATGTATACTGTACTTTGGTATAGATTAGATTTGATGATCGCTAGAGATAAAGGTAAAGCGATTGTTGTAGATATAACACAAATACCAAAAACATATGGTTTTACTGTAGAAAAATTTATGCATTATCTTGGTGCTTTAGGGGTAATGTTTGTAAACCCATATGAAGAAGGATGGGATGTTCCAGGTAGAGAAGGTGGTAAACCATCAAACTTTAATCAATTTGCTTCACAAGACTTATCAATGGGTAATGTCATAGCAGACTATATTAATCTTATGATTAAGATAGAAGATATGGTAGGTGAGATATCTGGTGTGTCTAAAGCAAGACAAGGTCAAATACATCATTCAGAATTAGTAGGTAATGTTGAGAGACAGGTATTACAATCTTCACATATTACTGAACCTTTATTCTGGAAACATAATCAAGCAAAAAGGGTTGTGTTAAATTCATTAATAGATGTTGCAAAATATGCTTATTCTGTTAATAATAAAAAGAAGATAAACTTTATATTACCAGATACTTCTCGTGCTTTCATAGATATTACAAATGAATTTTTATATTCAGATCTTGATGTATTTGTAACAGATTCTAGTAAAGAAACTGCAGATCTTGAAAAACTGAGGACACTTATGGGTCCTGCTATGCAAGCTGGTGCATCATTGTATGAAGCTGCTGAAATTGTTACTAGTGATAATATTTCATTTATTAAGAATAAACTTAAGGAAATAGATGAAAGACGTCAGCAAATGGAACAGCAAGCTCAACAGCAGCAGGTTGAAGCGCAACAACAACAAACAGAAGCTCAAATGCAGATAGCTCAACAAGAAGCTGCTTTAAAACAAGAAGAACTCAGGATTAAAGAGGAAGACTCAATTCGTAAAGCAGAAACACAGTTAGCAATTGCAATGCTTGGTCAAGAAGATGAAGAACCTGAAGTAGAAGATAATTCTATGGAAAGAATGAAAATGGAACTACAGAAAGATAAGCAAAGAGCAGATGAGAGAATAAAAGAAAGGCAACTTGAGGAAGACAAGCGTAAGAATAGAGTTGCTGAACAACAAAAAGAAAAAGAGATTGCTATTAAAAGAAAAGTAGCAAATAAACCTAGAACCAGTACTAATAAATAATTATAATTATGGCTGATGATAAAGATAAGGGTGTATTTGATGGATTTGATTTCCTTGCGAGTATGCTTGTTAGAGACGACAACAATCCAGGTAAACCAGTAAAAGATGTTAATGATAATATCTTAGATATTGATCCTGATGAGTTAGAGAAGAAGATTAAAGATAAAGGTCAGAAGAAAGACACTACTAAAAAAGTAGATGATGATGTAGATGATGTAGACGATGATCAGGATGATAATGATGATAATAAAACAGATGATGATAAAGATGAGAACGATGAATTTGAAAAAGACATCAGTTCATTCTTTGCAGCAGAGTTAGCTAAAAAAACAGGTATCGAATTAGATGAAGAAACTAAGATCGAGAGTGTTGATGATGTAATGTCATTGTTATCTACTATTATAGATGATAATTCTAAACCTAGTTATTCTTCTGAAGAAGTAGAAAGATTTGATGAATTTGTTAAACAAGGTGGTGATTTGAGGGAATTTTATGATCAGATATATTCTGGTAGAATAAATACAGAATATATTGATATTAAAAAAGAATCAGATCAGAAAGCTGTTATAAAACAACATTTATTAAATCAAGGATATAATGAAGCCAAAATATCTAGGGCTATATCTAGATATGAAGAATCTGGTGTTCTTGAAGAAGAAGCTGAAGATGCACTTGAATTAGTTAAGGAATTCGATAAAAAGAATGCTGAAAGGCTATTAAAAGAGCAAGAAGAAGTTTTTAAAGAACAACAAAGAATGAAACAAGAGTTCTTACGTGACGTAAACTCGACAATGAAGGACATGACAGAATTGGCAGGAGTACAAATATCAGATAAAGACAAAAAAGAACTCTTCAGTTATATTTTTGCTACTGATAGAAATGGTATGACAAGTTTTCAAAGAGATATTCAGAAAGACGTTAATACCCTTATTGAAGTGGCGTTTTTTACAAAAAACAAAGACAAAGTCATTAATAAGACAAAGAAGAAAGCAACTTCTGATGCCTATAAGACATTACAGGAAAAAATAAAGATGAATAAAGGCAAACTAGGAAAAAGTGGTGGCCAAATAAACGATGACAATTCCGATAAAGGTTCTTTAGGCGATCTTGGAAAAGGTTTTATTTTTTAATTAATTTAAATTTAAGTAAATAGATTATGGACAACACAATGTTAAACAACCTAACGCTTTATCGTACAAAGTACTTTTCGGGGTTAGTTGATAGCAGGATGTTGGCGAATGCATTAGCAACAGAGCCTCATAAAGTATCACCAGTTATATCATATATATTTGGTGCTTATGATAGAGGTAACGTTCTTGACTATCTTACGAATGGTATTGGTAGGACAATGACAGTCGAATCCAATAGTTATCGTTGGGATGTCATGATAGAACATGACCGTGCCATCGAGATTAAAGGTGCTAAATGGAATGGTGCTAGCATTCAGTCAACCGATGTTCCAGGTATTGCTAAATCAACTATTCAGTTATGGCTGGATGATCGTTGGTTTGGACCTGGTGCAATATTAGCCTTTGACGACAAAGAATTTATGGTACGTGTCGTTGGGGAACCTTATCAGGATGGTTCGCAGTTTGTTTATACGGTTGTCACAGCTGATGGTAAAGATGAATCGTTTATTCCGCCTTCACTGCTCACTAGAGGTAAAAAAGTTAGTAGAATGGGTAGTGCTTACGGTGAATACAGCGAAGAAGCTGATATCGTCAACTACTCGACACCGTTTAAAATGGAGAACTATCTTACTACTTGTAGATTATCGTATGACATAACTGGTGATGCTTTTGCATCTGTGATGGTTATTGAAATACGTGATCCTAAGAGCAACAAAACAACTAACTACTGGTCAACATATCAGGAGTGGGTTGCTATGCGTCAGTGGTATGAAAGGTTAGATAGAATGATGGTTTATCAGAAATCAAGTGTAGACGCTAACGGTCAGGTTGGTTTATTTGACACAAATGGTCGCCCAATATATATTGGTGCTGGTCTTCTTGAGCAGATAGCTCCTTCTAATATTCGTTACTATACTACTTTAACTCTTGATTTAATAGATTCACTCTTATCAGATCTGTCGTACAACGTATTAGGTAAAGGTGAACGTAAGTTCCTTGCTCTTGCTGGTGAAATGGCTATGCGTGAGTGGCATAGGGTTCTCAAAGATGAAGCTTCTGGTTATTACTTAGTTGACACTAAATTTGTTAGTGGAACTGGTCAGGAGTTAGCACTTGGTGGACAGTTCATTACATATCGTGGTCTGAATGGTATTGAAATTACTTTCAAACATCTCCCGATATTTGATGATCCTATTCATAACAGGAAACTACATCCTATTACTGGCAAACCGCTTGAGTCTTACCGTGTAATGATTCTCTGGAATGGTTACTTAGATGGTGAGCCCAATATTCAGAAAGTAATTCGTAAAGGACGTGAAATGGTTATGTGGCATACCGCTGGTGCTGTAGCTCCAGGTGCAGGTTTTGCAACATCAATCAGTACGCTTCGTTCGAATGCAAAAGACGGATATTCGGTACACTTCTTATCAGAACAGGGTATCATGGTTAAAGATCCTACAGCTTGTGCACAGTTAATTTGCGATGCTGAATAAAAAAACTGGGTGTGATGTTGGGGGGTGAGTAACCCCCCTAAACACTCGATTATGTTAAACCGTTTTAAAACGAGATATATATGTTAGTAATATTAAGACCCATTAAGCAAAGAACATGGACGAATATTAGGAAGTATAGACACTGTTATGATTACTTAACAAGGTACTATACAAGATCTGGTAATATTTATACTGGATTAACTAGAAATGATGAAAAGAGATTAGGTGATTCTCTTGGTTTAGATCTATCAAATGGATCAGATTTTTGGAAGACTTTTTATGTAAGAGTAGGTTCTTCAGATGTGTTTCTTGATACAAATGACCCTATGGATGAATTAAGGTATTTATTTCTTAAAAACCATAAATTGGTAAAGACTTCTACTTTTGAAAATAAAGCTACTGCACAGTATCTTTTAATTAATCAGGAAGAAGAAGCTAAGAAAGAAAACTTATTTAATAAAGTTAAAACAGATGCAATTGTTGAGTTTAAGAAATTATCTTTAACAGACATGCGTAAATGTTTAAGGTTATTTGGTCAAAGTTCAAATAATGTAGGCAGCGAATTAATTGAAAATAGACTGTTTACTATTATACAGGAAAACCCACAAATGTTTTTAGATAAATGGGTTAATAATGCAAGTAGAGAAACAACTGTATTAATTGAAGAAGCTATCTCCAAAAATATTATACGTAGGAATAAAAACGTATATAAATATGGTAGTGATATAATTGCTAATAGTTTAGAAGAGTGTATTGACTTTTTAAAGAATCCAAAGAATCAGGATATTAAACTTGCAATTATAGATGGTATTGAGGCAAAAGATTATATTGAACCTCTACCAGAATTATCAGAACCAGATGAACCACAAAAGAAAACAGTAAAAACACTTAAAACCAAAGATGGTGAAGAAGGTGTTGATATAAGTAAATTTAATGATTTTTTTGCAGAATAATGACAATTAGCGAAATGCATACGGCTTTTAAGTTGGAGTTGGATAAGATAGATTCTCTCCAATATCCTGCTTTTACAGCCAATGAAATAGATTATCTATTAAACTCTGCAATCAAAAAATTTGTAAAAACTAGGTATAGTGGTACTAATGTTAAGAATCAATCTGTTGAAGAAACACAAAAAAGGATTGATGATTTAAAAACATTAGTCAGAGAAGCTACTGTATCATGTAGTGCAGGCACTATAAAACCAAATAGTTATGTATTAACTAGTGGGTTTAATGATGCTGTATTTGCTTCAGCCAAATATTGGTTGTCGCTTGGTGAAGAAGTTAATATTGTTATAACAAGTAGTAGTGTACAAAAGAGACAAGGGGTTACTCCAATAACATCTGATACATACAGATTTCATATTGATAGTCCTTTTTCAGAGCATATTCTACATTATGATTGTGCTAAGCCTCTTCGCCTGTTCTATAATAATACTATAGAATTTATAACAGATGGTAACTATTCTATAAATTCTGCGTATATAAGGTATATCAAGGAGCCTATACCAGTAAATGCAACGGCAGTTACAGGTATAACTTCAGGTAATATTTTACCAGGTAGGAGATATTTAGCTGCTACTTCTGGCAGTATTACTTACAATAGTGTATCATATGCAGTAGGTACTACTTTTATAGGGGTTGAAGGTGTAACAACTTTTACTCCTGTAGGTGGAGGTACTGTTAACTTTGTTGCTACAGACTGTGAATTATCTGATCATACTCATGATGAAATCGTTATGTTGGCTGTTCAGATAGCTTTAGAGAATGTAGAACAACCAAGATATCAGTCATATACCAATGAAGTGATTACCAGAGAATAATGTTTAATTATTAAAATTAATTTATTATGTTAGAAAGAACAAGTAAGTTATTAATCGGGAAGGATATTAACCGGGATGCTCAGGTAGTAGCAGGTGCTGTAATCACCACTACCATTGCTAGTACTGGTCTTGCCGATGGTGAAATCGTTGTTCTTGACAAAACTTTTAAGGTGTTAGCAGAAGGTGCATCCTATGCTGATTCCGATATAATTTATATTTGTCAAGGAACAGGCGACACGTATACCTACGTAACTGAAAGTGGTTCTACTGTAACTGGTGTAAGGAAACTTTTATTTTCAGATCCTATTGATGGTGGGTTAATAAAGAATTATACCGGTAGAGCTTACAGTGCTCCATCACAGCAGTCAACCGCAGTCAGTATAAATGGTAAAACTCCAGCAGCTGGTACAGAGTATGTTTTACATATCGTATATAACGATATAAATGAACATCCTGGTCAGTTTACACACACATATAGGGTAGTAGCTTCAGGTACTGACCTTGATGTTCTTGGTGCTGCTTTTGTTACGAAAATCTCAAGACATAGTGGTGCTAGAATAACTGCGTCATATGATACTGGTACAGATATTATTACTTTAACTGGTAAGGCTATACCTTCATGTACAACTAGTTTAAAAGATATAGATAAATTCACAATGGTTGAGTTTGTTGCTAATCTTAACTATATTGATACTGATGGTATATATCAGTCATTTGAGACATCAGTAACTGATACTCCTGCTAGTTATGGTAGTGGTTCATGGTATGAAGTTCGTGATATTGAGAAACTCTATTCTTCAGATAGAGGTCCAAGAAATAGGACTTTATTCCCAGTAATTGCTCCTGATTTTAGGGTAGTAGTTGGTGCTACTTACCATATAATTAATATTGAGCATGAGAGAGCATATGTATCTCCTGACAATCAGTATGTTAAATATGCACCTCTTACAACTACTCTTGCATTTGTAGTTCCAAGTTCGGGTACGCAATTAACATCTGTACTTGCACAGTTGAATTCATGGATGGCCTCTACTCCGAAAGCTTTACAGCATATTACATTTTAATTAAAGATATAGGAGATATATATTATGGCAAATGAATTTAAAACATTTAGGACTACGAAAGTTAGATTTACTCTTACTAATACTGGTGATACAATTTACAGTCAGGAATTAATTCCTGCTGGTGCTATTATCACTGGTTTAAGGGTAAATGCTCCAACTGCTATTACTATAACTGGTGCTCAAGCGTCAGTTGTTCTCAGGGTAGGTACAGTTGCTATTGTTGCTACTACAGCTGTATCCGCTATTGTTGCTGCAACTGGTGCACCTAGAATTCTTACACTTGCTACGACAGGTGGAATTCAAGTTCCCGTTGCTGGTGTAGTAAATTTTGTTGAGTCAGCTAGTTCAAACTCAGCTGCTACAGCATCATATGATTATTATATTGATTACTTAGTATAATTAATGTATAAGTAAAGACATAGGGGGTGCGGGTTGTTACCCTATCCCCCTTTTTCTTTTTAATTAAATAAATATGGAACCAAGGATAATAGGAGAAAGTACCGTTGGTGTAAACAACGAGGACCTTGAGAAAGCGATAGAAAGAGTTGAGAGATCTAAAATGTATAGAGATTTATCAACAATCATAATCTGTCCAACTAGGGGAATGTTCCCGACAAGAGTAGTCCAATCGTGGATGAAACTGTTAAGACCAATGAATCAGTTAGTAGCAGGACCAATCTTTGCAGAAGGCATAGAAGTTGGTGAAGCTTATAATAAACTTATAGAATATATACTTAAAAATGATTTTCTAAATAAATTTAAGTATGTACTTACCATAGAAGAAGATAATATGCCACCAGCAGATGGTTTAATCAAGCTATATGAAAGTATAGATGAGTATGATGCAGTAGGTGGTTTATATTGGGGAAAAGGTGATAATGGGTTTCCAATGATATTTGGGGATCCAGAAAAAGGTATATATGACTCAACCCCACAAAAACCAATACCAGGTAAAGTTCAGAGATGCTGTGCATTAGGTATGGGGTTTACTTTGTTTAAACTTGATATGTTTAAAAACATAGAAGGTGAATTATTTAAAACAAAACAGAGTAGCGATCCATTAGAAGGAGAATATAATATGACACAAGATTTCTTTTTCTTTAGAAAAGCAGCAGAACATGGTTATAAATTTGCCTGTGACAATAGAGTATTAGTAGGTCATTATGACAGTAAACAAGATAAAGTATGGTAAAAGTAGATTTAGCTTGCGGTGATCGCAAAAAAAGTGAAGACTATATCGGTGTTGATATAGCAAAGACAGAGGCAGTAGATATAATTCATGATTTGAATATATTTCCTTGGCCTTTTGAAGATAATAGTGTGGATGAAGTTTTTTGTTCACATTATATTGAGCATATTCCACATAAGGATGCTTATAGTGAAATAAAAAGTGTACTTAATAAATGTACATCTTTTGAAGAGTTTAAAAGAGCTTTTTTAGATAAAGGTCCAGAAAAAGATGGACTTATAAAATTCTTTGATGAATTATATAGAATATTAAAACCAGGTGGCAAAGCAGAATTGATAGCACCTTATTATACATCTGTTAGATCATTTGGTGATCCTACCCATGAAAGATTTATATCTGATTGGACACCATTATATATCAATAAACAATGGCGTGAACAAAATAAATTAAGTCATTATGGCATAGAAAGTAATTTTGATACTAATTATTACTTTCATGTTGATAGTGAGATAGCATTAAAATCTAAAGAAGTACAGGAAGAAGCATTTAAACATAATTGGAATATTGTTAATGATATAGTATTAAAATTAATAAAAGTATAAATAAATGGTTTTATCTCTTAGTTTTTCTGTAGAAGAACGCAACGATAATAAAATAATAACAGTTACTGATAGCACTGGGGTGTATGACGCTCTAACCAACACAGGTGGTTGGGGTGCACCTAACCCAGAGGTAACAGATATAGATGGTAGCAACCATACATTAGAGATGATTATTACCATTACTACATCAGATAATGTTGAAGTAGAATATGATCCAATAGATTTATTCACTGAATTTGGTCCATTTACAACTACTGCTGATTTAGTATTTGAATTAGATTGTTCTATGTTATTAATAGGTACAGAAGCATTAGGCACTACAGATACAGAATTTCCAGATGGAATATATGAAGTAGTATATATTTATGATAGAGGGTTAGGTAGTGAAGTAAGTACTACAGTTAATTTATTAATAGAAGGGCAATCTAGAAATAGTGTATATAACTTACTTAGGGAAGTTCCTACTATTTATAATTGTTCAGATTGTAGAAGTAGGGTAATTTTAGATACATTGTTATCAAAAGCTTTTTTAGATGCTATTAGAGCTAGTGCATATGTTGCACAAGAAGAGAACTTACTTAAAGATTTAGCTGTTTTAGAAAGACTTGTTATAGATGGCAGTAATTATAATTGGTAATAATACTAGTATAATAACGAATCCTTCTTATTATCAACCTAGTGTAGACCCTAGTGTAGTTACACTAGGTAATGTTATTTCTACTAATAGTTCTCCATATCCTTTAATCTCTTTTAATAATAACCCTATTATATTAGCAGGTTCAACATCTGGAGGAGTAGGAGGAGTTTCTGTTCATAGTGATTTACAAGGGTTATCCGCTAACGACCATCCACAATACTTACTTTCATCTTTAGCTTCTACTATCACAGCATCTGGTGGTGTAACTGTGCACAGTGGTTTAGCA